AAGCCTTCAGTGTTAGCAACTACTGATACATCCATGTTATGCTTCTTCATACCTGCAGCTATAGTAGTAGCTAACCTATATTCATCTTCAAAAGCTTCAGCTCGTTTAGTATCGTCCATTAGGCCCAAAACTTTTTTGCCTTGTGTAGAGTACTTTTGGTGTAGGCTACGATACATGTCAACCATTACTTGTGGAGAATACTCTTGCTCTACCTTTTCAAAAGTCTCCGATATAGGGAAGTCTCCCTCACCAGGAATACCTGTAGGAGTTTCAGCAGGGCGTTGTTCTGCCGTTAGCGCATCAGCCTCTTCAGGCGTCATACCAACTGTCTCAACTAGGTATGAAGTAATCTCAGGCAAGTCAATGCCTTGGTCTTGAGCAACCCTTAAACGAGATAATATAGCTGTGTCTACAGCATCCTTAACGCTAACTTCATCATGACCTTGACCGGACAGGAATGACTTAATATCAGCCATGTTATGCCCGCTAGCAAAAGCCTCGTCAATCTTAGCTGTATCAATCTCTATAACAGGTGTAGCGGCTACCTCAGGCGTAAGTATAGGCGCTGCAAGTAACTCTTCAGCCATCAGTCTACTCCCTCATTAGTGTTTTGTGGAAGTTTCTGCTCTTGGCTCTTCGGACTACCTTGATCACCTCCTTGGCCCTGCGCTATGCCTGAAGCTAATGCTGCTGCCTCAGGACTACCGCCTAATGCTTCGGCAGTTTGAGAGAGAATTGCTGCAATATCTTGACTGTGCTTAGTCTTCATAGTTCTGATCATTAAGGATGAAGCCTGGAAGTAACCTGCAGGATTTACAGAAGCTAACATCTGACCTGTCTGACCAGATAGTACAGTTTCTAGCATTAACTGGTTCTTCTCATCTTCATCATTATATGCGACAGACGTGATTTCAATGTCGACGTCCGTGAATGCGATCTCAGTCTCTTCCTCAGGAATGGGAGCAACAAGAATATTTCCATCTGAATCCTCCATTACGTCGCCGGAAGCTGGGTCTCTTACTTCCTCAAACATGAACTCCATTATAGGTTGACCCTGCTCGTCTAACTGACCAGTGAATACCTCCATGGGCTTATTGATTTCTATCCACTTTTGACCAGTGGTTTCGTCACTCATATTTAAAACTTGATTAGCTGTATAATACTGTTTAGCTAGATTTACTATGTCCCAACCTACTAGTTCATAGAACTGTTCCAATCTACCAGTAATATAGCGTAAAGCAGTAATGGTAGCGTTCTGCTGGAGCTTAACTTTGCGGCCTGAATCAGACGCAAATGCCATGCCTAAGAAACTATCATTAATACTAAGGATGCGCTGTACGCGATCAAATGCTTTATCTATGACTGTATACTGATCTAGCACTTCACGTGTTAGACTCTCAATCTTAATACCGCTAAGGTCGTTAACAGTAACTATAGCATTGACGCGATTGAAAGAGTCCGTGAACTCCTCAATGTTGTCTACAGCACCGTCTTCAACAAATGCTTTCTGAGTGTTAACCATTAACTGTATTTTAATGAGCGCCTGGTTAATAGCTTTCTGAGTCTCTATAACTTCTCTAAATATGCCATAGTACTCAGTTCTATCTGAGGTATGTAGACGCACTACACGGTAAGGATTTTTAACCTCTTTGTGAGTGACTTCTTTACGATGCAATTCAGTCTCGCCACTCCAATGGATAGACCAAGACTTACCTTCATCGTCCTCTATAATAGTTTGAACTATTAAGAAGTTATCAAAGATCTTATAGTAGCCAGTAAACTCTCCGTTGTAAGAGTACTCAAATTCAGCCTCATCTATATCTAAGTGATTATAGTAGGCGTCAAGCTCTTCCATCTTAGCTCTGCCGTAAAGCTTAACTACTTGGTCTTCACTAAGCCATTTAAACCTATGGATAAAGCGAGCATCAGAATAGTCTTCTTTGCGACTCAATGGGTCTAGCACTACTTCACTATCAGGTACATGATTAATAGTGATCTTACGCAGAACTCTGCCAAACTTATCTTTCTTGCCTGTATCTTTTACATCTACATAGGTAACCATTAGACCGGATAAAAGAGCAGACAGTTTTACTTTATCGCCCTCATGTACGAATCGGTTATTCCTAATAGTGTATTTAGTAATGTCATTAAGCAGTGAAGCTGTAGCAACATCTTGCTCTTGTACAGGAGAGATAGTTACAGTGTTAACTACATTTGAGTAGTACCCTAGCAACATACGAGCGAACAACTTTATAACATTGAAGGTCTCTGCAGGTTGGCCACGATTAGTTAAGATGTTTAACTGTTCAGTGGTATACTGCCTATTGTGGTACATGTCCTGTACCTCATTAGCCTCCTTACGAGAATCCTCATAAGCGTCGTACCCTAATTTAAAGGTGTCTTTTAGTGTAAGAATGTCAGTCTTCATTGAGCTGGAGCCTTAAAGATTTCATCTAGTGACTTCTTAACATGTTCAGATTTAGCTCGCGCAGGTTCAGATACTTCACCTGCTAAGATAGTGTCAATATTGTCTATTAGGTCTTCTACCTCTTCTTTAGAACCCCCCAAACGGTACTCAGCTACATAAGGACTATTAAGATCAATAACACTTTCAATATCTGCTTTAAGCCCGCTCAGCATAATACCGAATTGTGACATAACTTGTGGAAATTGTTGCTTTAGAGTACCATAAGCAGAGTTGAACTTTTCAATCTCGCCTGGTGTCAACACTGAGCCATATAGCACTTTACGTAGCTCATTCTGAAACGCGTTATAGCCAGCAGCAGATTTAATAGCTATCATGTCTTTCTGTGACACTTCACCAGAGGTGTATTTACTTAGTTTAAAGAATGCAGAGTCCACAAGACCAGTCTCTGCTTCTGTAAGCTTACCAACAGGTTTACCTAGTGCGAGCAGTTTACCTACTTGCTGTATAGTTTGTCGAGAATCTCTAGGTAAGTCAAGACCGCCAAAGCGTTCCATACGCTCAATATAAGGTCTAACCATGTTACGTGTAGCTCTATCACTCAAGTCTAATTTCTGCCAGCCTTCATCACCCTCTACTCTAGCTAATAGGTCAGCTTCTGCATTCTCAGTTAATCGCTGTTGGCCTACGACATTACCAGCTAACTTATCTTCCCAGCCTTTCAAGAACTCTTTATCCATCTCTGTGATAGGTTCACCGCGGGCCTGCTTAGCTTTAATCTCACCTGCGCGCCGAGAGTCTTTATTTAGCGCTGTTGTATCTTCAGTAGACTTTAAGTTCTTAGTTATTCTAGACTTCTCAAGTAACTCTTCACGTTCAACGTTATTCATGTGTTGAGTATAACCAGTTGCAGCTTGCAACTGTAGAACGTCAGCTATTTCTTTAGTTCCATCACCTTTAGTTATTTTAACAAAGCGACCCGCTGCGTTAGGCCCAAGTTCAGGATCACTAAACAATGAAGGATCAAGTCCAGACTTAGCTATTAGTTGTGTGTCATTAACAATATCTATCTTATCGACAGTTAATACATCAGGGAATAGATTCTTAATGACAGGATCTTGTAGAGCGTTATTGAAATGTCGCGTGTCACCATCAGCATTAAATGCGCGGAAGGCCTCGTATGTCTTAGCACGTGCGCCATCATTAATAAGCTTTTGATTCTGTTGTTTTAGCAGTTTGATCTCTTGCTCGTCAATACCTGCTTCTTGCCGCAGGTTTAATTTATTGAGCTCAGCATCTGATTGAGCTTTACGAGTTCTCGCTGCAGCTCTAGAGTCAGGTGTACCGTATCCTTGAGCGCCTTTAGCAAGCGCACCAAGTATTCCAGTAGTAGCGGTAGGTCCTGGCATTCTTAATCCCTCAGTAAAGTTGGATCGGAGGCAGTAGGTATATTAGATATACCCATGCTCAACAATGAACCAGCGGCTGCAAATTGAGACGCTGCTTGCTGTCCGTGACTCTCAGCTGTTCTCGCTAATCCAGAAGATATGTTTTGTACTGCGCCAGCACGACGAGCTTCTCCGCCTTGCAAAAAGCTTTGCTGTTGTTCTCTCACCCTTTCAGGTGCGTCAGATCTAATCTTAGCTCTAGCTAGTGCGTTTTGCAGTTCTAGATTAGTATCAGCTGCAATAGCTACGCCGGAATCTGCTAGACCTCGTTGGGTGAGATTCTCTTGTATGTGAGTTCTAGCCCTTTGGAACTCTGCTTGCTGGCCTTGTAAACCCTGCGCAGTTAAGCGTTCTGGTGTAAGATTAGTGTAGTACTCTGATAAGTTTTCTTCTATAGGACCATAAATAGCTTTCCAATCAGCGTACTGTTTCTCATCGAAAGCTAAACGTCGCTTTTCAGCTCGTCCAGCCTTATCAGCGGACTCACTACCCACTACCATACTGGCAACTCCTAAGCCTATCATACCACTCACTGGATCAGGCATTACGAACTTCCTCTATAAAGTTGTCTAACGTCTCACCATATAAGTCATATACGTCTGAGCTTATAGTAGCAGCGTAGTCTATACCGCCCACTATCATAGCTATATGATTAAACAATTGATAAATAGATGCTCTGAGCATATAAGCTTTATTTAATTTGTCATCTGTAGCTTTGTCTTCAAATTCATTAGCTGCTAACCATTGATGATAGCAGTTTAACCACAATAGTGATAACCCCTGAGTCATTACTGGATTACACGGAATATCGTATATTAGCTTTCTAAACGCTGTATTAATATACTTGTCTGTAGTAGGATCCTTGTCGATAAGGTCGTCCCACACATGCACTACATATAGCATGTCTAAGGCTAATTGGGTAGCATCTCTATTACCTAAAAACAGTTCGTCAAACTTCTGCTCAAAGGCTAATAAGTGCTCTTTTCCGATCAAATTTTCCATAGTATATTATAGCGTAATTTTTTGTATTAAATTTAATTATTAATGATTAAGTTGTGTAAATCCTTGCGTACAAAAGAATGTATTGCCTGCTTTAGCGTTATCCCATTGCATAGTTACTGTAAAAGTACTAGCTATTGTGGTGTCTACAATATGCGCGCTACTGTCAGCACCTGAATAAGGAGGACTGCCAGACTCTGTGAATTTAAAAAAGTCTACATATGTTCCACTAATGCCAGGAGTCTTTACTGTAAACCTAGCTAAAGTTTCCCACCCAACGTCTGTTACGTTACCGCCTACTCTTGGTAGTGTGTGAATAGTTACACCATTTACTTTAAGTCTTATACTAAAATCATCTGACGAAGCAGCGTTGCTATACACACCAGAGAGCAAAATTGAAACTACTTCATCTGTATGTAATTCATTAGCAGCAAATACTTTTGAGTATATAGTTGTCTCAACGGTTGTATTAGTTACTTCTGTCGTAGTAGTTTTAACTTCATCTGAACGTGTTATTGCGTGACGAGCTGCTTGTTCTCCTGATATATAAAAGTGTCCATCTGCGTATTCTAATACGCCAGCTTCTGATGTTGTCGTTAAATCTCTGTTAGCGAACTTTAAAGCACCGCTATCTAATATTTGAACTAAACTATCTTGGTATTGCCCTTCCTTACCGTCCGCTCTTAGAATAGCGTTATCTGTAGTTACTCGTAATAGTGTAATAAGATCAAGTCTGTCTATTATTATTTGTAAAGCTTTACGTAAAGCTATTTGATCACTTAGATCAGCAGGTAAACTAACTAGTGTATCATTATCAATAGACATTAGTCACCTTTCCTAGGTAAAGCTTTGTACTCTATTTCTTTTATAACTGCTGTACCAACTATTTTAAACTGTAAAGAATAGCTCTGCTGCTTTGACTGTGGAGCTTTTAATTCATGGGTCTCTACGCCAGTATACGATTTACTCTTTACTGTAACTCCGTCCATAATCAAGCTTATAGTAAAAGCACCACTTGCTTGTATAAAGAAACTCTTATAAGACTTTAAGTCTGTGTAAGAACCTTCAGTAAAGTCGGGGGATAAGTAGGTATAACTCTCATCTTCTGAATCAGCAAACATCTGGTACAATGTATTGTTATCGAAGCCGTAAAGAATATCATTAGCTACTACTAGTCTAGTAGTATCAGAGTTAATGTCTTTAAATACTAGACCAAATCTAGTATCAACAGCTAGTATGGTCTTATCAGCTTTTTGTAGGTAATAGACTTCGTCATGCACTACAGCGTTTTTAACGCTTAAATCAAGCTTGCCTAATTTGTCTTTACTCAGTACTTTTACGTCACTACCAGTAGTTACGCATATGCCGTCATTAGATACCCAAAGTAACTGACCAGTACTTATATACTTTATAGTTTTATGCTCTCTACACCCTTGTATTTCTGATAACGCAGGATGCTTAACTAATGAGTTTATATTCGTACCTGTAACTAGATAGGTTTTAAATTCAGTAAATACTATAATGCCATTAAAGACTTTACCTATACCTGTAATATTAGAATCAAAGTCAATATAGTTAGCCACTGGCCAAGCATTTGGTTTACCTATAGGTGTGAAGTACACCTTATCAGCCACAGCACCAATAAAGATTCCGTAGTTCTCTGTTAAGAATTTTAGCCCATATGGAGCTTGTCCATAATATGTAGACTCTAATAAAGTGCCTTCAACATCAGTGTCAGCTATATTATCAGTATAGGTAGTGTCTGTATTGTCTATAGTGGTTACTAATGTGAAGGCTGTTAAATTACCGCCTATTCTATATATACGCTTCTTATCCACTTGAGGATCAGTAGACACGTCTATAACTGATAGGTCTATTTTATCTGCTGTCGCTACTAACTCTATAGATAATGGGGATATAGCTGATTCAGTACCATCAACAGAGTTATAGTATGTAAATAAGTATTGATACGTGCCAGATAGCACTCCAGCAGTGCCTAGAGCAGTAATAGGAGCTAGTATAGACTCAGCTATACCTAAGTTATATAATGTGATACCGTCAGTAGTCTTCTGCGGCACTGAATTGTCTTCTGTGAAGTAAAGCGTATTACGATACTCTACATAGTCTCTGTTTATAGCAGAGCTAACCCACAAGCTTACAGCATTGAAGTAATGTGAAAATTCTAGGAGGTTTGTATTTACATCAAGCTTCTTTTTAACTGGCTTTAGAGTGCCGTCTTGATTGTCAATATTAGAGTACTGCACTCCTTCATTAACACCTATTAAATGTGGTGCTAGTCTAGTACTTAAGCCTCCATTAAATAACTGTAACTTCACTACTCAATCCAACCTACTAAAGCTAAGTTTGACCCACCAGTCACACCTGTTCCAGATGCGTGGTGGTAAGCTTGAAATTCATTGGCAGAGTTTACTGGTATTAGAGCTAGACTAGAACCTCTTCCTACTTCTGCCGCGCCTGATGTGTTAGTAAACAAAGCTGCGTTAATCATGTTACTATTGAGTATAGCCGCACTTGAGCCAACAGGTCTAGCATATTGACGATGATCATAGTTTTGACCGCTAGTAGAACCTCCTGGAGAAGTAACTACTCTTACTATAAGAGCCTTAGCAGTTAATGGCAAGGCGTCTAGTATAGCCCAAACATTAGTAGAACCTGTAGGACCTATAGTAGCCCAAGCATTAAGAGCTATAACTTGTAAAGATATAAGTGTAGCGTTGCCTACTTCGTCGTTTATAAATACTTTTATGCCTCCAAAATAATCTGTAATAGCTATTGGGTTATAACTAGCTAATGTTTTTGGAGTTACAGCTAGTTTATCATTAACTTCGGCGTCTACAATTGTTTGAGAAGCTACTTGTATATCTTTTACACCGTCAAATATAGTATAGCCTGTAGTAACATCAGCTGAGTCACAACCAGTTAGTAATAGCTTATAGAATACCGCATTTGCTGGAGCTACAGCTGTACCTTGCTTTGTAGTCCAAGTAGTGGGGTTAGCTGTGCTGTCAGAATATATATTACTAGTAGATAATAGAGCTGCAGCTTTATCAAACCATTGAATGTCTACTTTATTTAGCACATCCACTACATCAGATTTCATTACCCATTCTATTGTTTCTGCTCTTCCAGGAGTAGTAAACCTAAAGTTTGACTGCGCAGTACCTCCACCAGTACCAGTAGAGACAAACTTTAGAGCTGTATCACCATGTGCAACATCTGAAGTCTCTAATGCTACTGAGCCACCAGCGCTTACTACTATAGTCCAATCAGCAGGTAATGTAGGTACAACAGTATCGGCTACTTCAAATGAACCGTTAGCTAAATCTGCAGCGTTTATCGCAGTTATAGAAGCAGTGTTATTAGCTATATCTGCTGTGTTAGCGTTTATAAGTGTACGATTTTCAGCTAGTCCTGCGTCTACTTCAGTAGCAGTTATTAACTCTGCTGCATCGACAATAGGAATGTGAGAAGCGTTTATCTTGTTTATAGTTTGGTCGCCGCTAAATCTAGCCTGCACTACAGTGTCTAAGCCGAAGACAAGATCTTCAACGCCGCCAAGTTGTTTTGTAACTACTCTATCAACCATTATTGGAATCCACTATTGTATGTTGTTCTACGTTGAGTAGCGCGGTTAAAGTCTTTACTGCTATCACTACTCGCCTTATCTCTATCTTCTCGGTACTCTTTCTTACGTGATCTGCCTAGTGTTACATCTTGTGTGTCTTTATCGTCTAGTAAAGCTTCACCTACGACGTATAACTTAATAGCTCTATCGTAAATAGCGTCGATCTCCATAACAGACGGAGCAATATCTATCGCGTCTATAAGTGTAGAATATCTATAGTAGTACACAACTATGCTTTGGAACACTGATGACATGTCAGTTAGCACACCGAAGTCTGAGTTCCAAGTAGCTGTTAGTGTTGCTGAGGTAGTTATAGAAGTAGCGATACCAAAGTCGTCTACTGCGTCGTCTTCACTTAGAGTGACTACGCCAAAATCGCTAGTAGTGAATGATTCACCATCGCCATCATCTGCAGCGCTAGGAATAGGATAAACTTTAAACATGCGAGGATTAAGCTTGTCATAGACAATATACTCAATCTCTGTACCTGTGACAATTTCCCAACCGAAGTTAAGCTTGTCCATCTCTTCGTGGGTTACTACAGGTATCTCTTCTCCGTCTGCATTTACAAAGCGTAAGAAGTGGATAGTATCATCAGGTAGTTGGTATACATTGATGTCCGCTAATAGCGCAACACCAATCTTTGATCTTAGTAGAAGTGACTTTTTAGCCAAGTCTTTTTGGGCTTCATCTATTAGACGTAATAGACGAGCGTCAGTCCATCTGTCTCCAGCGTCGTCTGACAGTGAATCTCTTACTCTAGTTAGTATGTCGGCTACTCTGCCCATGCTAGTACCTTAGTAAAAGCTGGACCCCTCCGAAGAGGGATCCAAACTTACTTAGCTGTCAAGAAACTCAGTGTACTCACCGGTGTTCTTATCGAGTTCAATGTACTCAACAATAACATCACCAACAAGCGCACCATCAGCTGGAGTAACTGCACCAGCCTTGACTACTAACTCACCGCCAGTTAAAAGGTAGGCTGCAGTAGTAATCACAGTACCAACAATAGCACCTGCTACTGTTACTGGGACTTCATTTGCAACTACCGCACCATTTGCTAATACGTCAATAGTAGCGTTAGCGGTACCCGATACAGTTACCACGTTAGCGATAACTGCGACAATCAGAGAACGAGGAGGTAGATTTACATACACCGCACCGTCAACTAAAATGTCAGCTTCTAAGACAGGACAAGAAGCCACGCAGATACTTTTCTTCTGGGCTAAGATACCGTCTCGTGTTTTATTTTCGCGAGCCATGATTACTGTACCTCAAGGTCGACTGCGATAACACCATAATCAAGAGCAGCGATCTTCGCAGCTTCATAATCAGAGTTTTCAGCAGTAAGGTTAGTTTTCTGACTTTCCATCCAGAACTCAACAGCAGACTCAGATTTAATACCAAAGTCTTGTGAAGCTTGGAATTTATAGTCAGGCATTTTACCGAATGCTAATTGCAAAGCACCGGCGCCCATGATCAAACCACGTGAGTGGAGATTAGCATGGCCATAATCAAACGTTGATTGACCAGTCCAAGGGGCAGTTGTTGGATCAGCACCTGCGTACTGACGAAGACCAGCGATTTCAATCTCTGAATCATCCAATCCCCAACCAGGAACTTCTAGTGAAGTAGACCCAAAGAACTGATCTGCAACAACAATCAGCATTTGACCGACCATACCAACAACACCACTAATCATACGGTTGTTGTTGCCACGCATATCCGCGTTAGCCATAATAGGCGCAAAACCTGTTACAGCAGTGGCGTCTTGCATCAAGATGTTCTTCATCGCACTATCAATAACAAACAACCAAATCGGTTTGCCATCTTTAGTACGGAAGGGATCTAATGGACGGCGTACGCCGCCAGTAGTAAACCCGTTTGAAGTCTTGACGATGTTTTCAATATCGAGCAAATCAGTATACGTAAGCGTAGTACCAAGATCGATAATGTGTGTAGGTGCATTACCCAGGTTACCCTGAGCCGCATCAAATACAGCCTGATCTTTAAACCGAATGAACAAATCACCAAGTTTAGTACGTGAATCAGAATGTTGGTTAATGCTAAGGTCGCCGATATTCACACCGTCAAACTCATCACCATTGTCTACAACAAGACGATAGCGTTCAACAGTAACTTTATCGGAGAATTTCTTTTTCTGCTCGCCCTTACCGAAAGCAGTAGTTTTACCCTTAATAGCTTTACCTGATAGGTTGCCATCAAAGTCAAACACAACAGTATGGCCATCAGAGGCATTCAGGTTATTCGCCTGAAATACGATACTATCGCTACTACCACCGGAATAGGTATTCCAGAATGATTTTGAAGCCGCTTGAACTAAACCTTCACGCATCCACTTCTTACGTACTAGGTCCGATGTCAGCGACACGACTGCAGTTGACATAATATTATTCCTCAGTAAATTTCATTTGCATAGGACTTAGCAATGTCTGTATCAACAGCTCCAGACTCTGCTTTAGCCCCACCACCTGCATTACCTAGATCAGGTTCTTCGTCACTCTTGTTAGCATCTCCAATCTTCTTGGTGCTAGACATAAAGTCCATAGCCTCGGTTAAAAATGCCTCAAATGTAATTTTACCCTTCTCTAGCTTGTTTTTAATCCGCGGAGGAATATCATTAGCCAAGACATCATCGTTAATAACAAACCCTGGGTTGGTATTTATGAAGTCTTCTAATACTGTAGCTCTACGAGCAGTTTCAGCTTCCACGGTAGTCGCAGTAGTAATCTCCGCTAGATCTTCAGCGAGCTTTGATTTCGCCTCATTCTCATAACCTGTAAGTTTGACCTTCCACGCATCTGGGTCTGTGGATTTAAGATCGTGCAGTTCTTCTTTCTGCGCTACAGTGAGATTGAGTTGAGGAACAATTAGCTCACGCAATCTAACGTTTTCTTTCTCCGCTACCTTTAAAGCTTGCTGAGACTTAGAGAATGAACTCTGTGTGTCTCTACGACGCTTTTCAGCCACTACAGCAACTTTAACCTCATCTGACAAATTGTCAGGAATGATATAGTTACCGTCTTCGCCTTGCTTCATTTCGTTAACAGCTGTATTAACTTGATCCGCAAAACTTACTTTAGACTTATCGTCGTCAGAAGTTTGAACGGTAGACTCATTGTCTAGAATGTCCATAATTATCTCCTATTAAAAATATATTATATACTGAAAACTGTATTAAGTTTATTAATTATCTATTTGCCAATAGAGAGTATAACTTTCTACCTGCTCTTCGTAGTGCTATACCTCCTTCACTAATAATAATCGTAAATGGCTTCCAGATACCGCCAGGAACATCTGTTCTCTTCACAGAGAAGCTACTAACTGTAAATCTAGCTGCTGCGCTAGGCTTAATCCGCATCACACTACTCGCTGCAATAGCAGTGATTGTTTCTGTGTGTGTACCATTAGCTGAGCGGGCTGTGCCATTAACTCCTGCGCCCCCTCCGAATCCTATAGTAGCAGTGCCGACTGTGTAATCTACGATTGTGTATACAAACTCATAAGTACCGCCAGTAACTAGAGCTACTTCTGGGAGTTGATAGAAGTCACCATCACCTCCTGCAAACTTCTCTAAGCCTGATGCTGTCCACTGCCAGATAGCATCTGAGAAAGTAAACTCAGCAGCAGCCATGGCATCCTCGAACTGACCACCTCTAGATAGCTCTCCAGTAATATCAAAGAATACAGCAGATACTGATCCTGAAAGCAGGTTAGTATCTACCTCACCAAGAGCATTGATATTAAAGTAGTCTGTGGCAGTGTCATTTACATTCTCTGCTGAGGCGTACATAACCTGAGACTGGTCAGCAGGTAGAGGCAGGAACCAACCTTCTGAAGCAACAAAAGTTCCAGCACCTCCAATAACAGAAGTAAGTTCTTGCCCATAATAACCAGCAGAAGGGTTAACTACAATCGTAACACTAGCAGACTCAACCGCTATAGAATCAGAAATTGTAACAATATGTGTATGTGAAGATGAATCTAAAGGTGTACCAAGTGCATTAGCAACAGCAGCTGCTACATCAGTTAAATCAAATGTATATACTCCAGCAGTTCCGATTAATGATGCTGATAAATCTAATAAATGATTTCCTGTAGTTACATCTTGAATAGTAAGACCATCAAGACTATTAGGATTAGTAAATCCAGATGTTGTTATATCTACATCCTGTTCTCCAAATATTACTGGAGAATCTACTGCTAATACGGCTGTTCCTAGTATTGGCATATCAGAATCATAAAGAACAGTGCCAGTTTCTATTAAAGTAATACCGCCAACTGCATCTGTTAAAGAGTCTGTATCAAAATCCCAATCACGAGTTATATTTCCTGAGTTTACAGTATTTGGAATATCACCATCTTGTAATAGTATTTTATCCGCTGTGCTTAACTCAACATTCCATACAGTAAAATGGGCAATTTTACCATCCATAACTAACACACCGCTGTCAGTGGACCCTATGTGCAATTCCGGTGACGATTCTAGTTGGTATGTAGTATTAGCTGTTTCTGTAACATCATCACCCAATGCCTCAATGCGTGAGGCATTGGTATCTGTAAATGTACAAATCACCAACTCCCAAGAATCTTGAGTTATTGAGGTAGTTGTGTCAGCATTTCTTCCTGAACCTTGATAACTTCTGGCACGAAGTAAATTTGCTGTTTCTTTTTGTACCAGGTATCCATAAGGTGTAGTCGTATCATTTTGATAATCAAAATAATACTCATGCGTACTAGGTATAGTTAAATGCTTTACATAAAACGCAACTGTAAACGGTTGGTCTAAAAGCCCTAAATTATCGCTAACACTTAGGAAGTTATTACTTGTAGCATTAAATAATCGGCTCATTATCTACACCAGTGGAGTCGTTGAAATTTCAAAATTATCTACAAACCACTCTGTATCTGTAGCAAATCCAGAATTATCAAATCCCATTATGTAGCCTTCAAGCCAGCCGGGAACCGACCCATTTGGATACATTCTAGTATTTGAACTACCGTAGTTTGTGAAATTTGTTTCACCATCCCATCGCCTCCACAAATCTATCGTTCCATCACGAATAGCAGGATCGGATGCTGTCTTTAAATGCATAGCACATTGCATCCATCGTCCTTGGTCGCTTGGGTAGGAAATAAAAGGTACAGATCCTGTACTTTGCGGATCACCATAATCGTCAGGTCCGCCAACTAAATCAGTATTACTACTGTCCCAAATAACATCTACATACGAACCGCCTGCGCCATCGTACCAAAGACTTATTACTCCTGACCCACCTGTTCCTGCTGAGCTATAGCCATCCATCCAC